TCAAAATGCGCCACGTGTCCGAGGTCTTCCAGGCGGACCGCTACGGCGTGACCCAGGACGGTGCGGACATGCACTGGCTGGAACAGCTGAACGCGGCTCAGTCGATGGCGCAGCTGGTGGGTGTGGCCGACCGCGCGCGCACCTTCAACCAGTGGAACGAGCGGCTGGCCGGACAGGCCCGGCTGGTAGCGGCCGAGCTGCGGAACACCGCGTCTGTGATGGGCAGCTGATGGCCAGGTCCATCGGCATGGCTGCCGACGCTACCGTCTTCCGCGCGGTGATCACGAAGAAGTACAAGCGGAACAAGGAACCGTTCACCACGTACGAAGGTCCCTACGGGTCCGCCGGTGCGGCGCGTGCGCGGGTCACGTTCTGGCAGAACTACCTGGCCGAGCTGGACGACAACGGCAACGTGTCCACCGAGCAGTGGGCTACGGGTCATGTCGAGTCGGGCACGGTGGCGTGGAACAGGTACCCCCGGTGAAGCGTCACGTTCTGACCGCAGCGGCTGCCGTTCTGGCAGCCGCTGCGGTTGTTGTTGGCCCCGTGGACGAGGCAGCGGCCCCCGAGCCCGCAGAAAGCTACGTACGGCTTTCCGTGGTGACGGTCCCGCAGCCCGAGCGGAAGCCGGCCGCCGCAGCGCTCAGGGCGCCCGTGAAGGCGACGCCAGCACCCGAGCGGAAGACAGCCCCGCCGCGTGCGCCGGAAGCCACCAGGAAGCCGCAGAAGCCTGCGCCGATACGGATAGGCGGATACCGCGACTGCACCGGCAACCCGCAGCCGTGCATAGACCAGGGGCGTGGGCTGACCCTGTACGGCCGGGACGTCGGGGTGAACATCCTCGCCGCGCACAACTACCACGGCTATCAGTGGCTGTCCCGCGTGACCGTGGGGCGCACCGTGGTGGTGACCTCGGGTCAGCTGGCCGGCACGTACCGGGTGACCGGCCACATGCGGCTGAACAGGCAGTCCGGGGCCATCCCGTCCTTCGGCGGTGCGGACCTGGTGTTGCAGTCGTGCGAAGGGTCCGGCACCGGCTTCAGCCTGCTTCGACGCGTCAGCTGATTCCGTGTTGACACACGCGGCCAGCATGGTGCATCATAGAGACATCGCAAGGGGCAACCGCCCCGAGCGGGGACCGGTCCCCTGGTTCGCTTTCAGCGACGGTCCAACAGAACCGCAACTCGGCGGCCGTTGGACCGGTCCCATCCAACGCAGCAGCAGAAAGAGGCAGCCTCATGGCACGCGATGAGTTCGACAGCGCCGGTTCCTACGTCGCGATCAAGGAACTGGTCGGTGAACTGGTTCTCTTCACCCCCACCGAGTACGTGGAAGAGGTCAAGACGGACTTCGGCACCAAGGACGCGGTGACGACCGACATGGTGGTGCTGACGGCTACGGGCGGGCCGGCCGAGTATGAGGACCAGATGGTCTTCCAGGGCAGCCTGATCGGCCAGCTCAAGCGGAAGATTCCCGGCAACCGGAAGCTGCTCGGGGTGATCGCGGTCGGCGAGGCCAAGAAGGGCCAGAACGCGCCCTACATCCTCACCGCCCCGACCGACGAGCAGAAGCAGCTGGCCCGGGACTTCCTGGCCGGACGCGTCGTCCAGGCGGCCACCGAGTCCGAGACGGCTGACGACCCCTTCGCCGTCAAGGCGTAGCACGCAGTACCAGCCGAGCGGCTGCCGACCCGATCTGGCAGCCGCTCGGCTTCATGCCGTGAGAGCAGCGTCCGTGTAGGCACGAGCCGCGCGAATCCCACGTAAGGCGCCCGAGAACCATTCGGGGTCCAGGCCGCTGGGTCAGAGCGAAATGGCTGCGGACGCTGCTCTCTTCCATTTCAGCAGCAGCAGCGAAAGGAACACAACATGGCACGCAGGTTGGACACCGGGTGGCGTGACGGGCTCTTGAGCGTGCGTCATGCCCACTGGGGCCACGTTGCCCCGGCGGCCGGCATGAAGTTCCCCATGATCGAGTACGACAAGGGTGAACCGCTGGCCGTGATCAGCTACCAGAAGCGCGGCGAGGAACTGCCCGCCGGGAAGGACGCGGCTTCGGTCCACACCGCGTTCGGCCGCCTGCACCGGGCGACTGGTGAGCAGCTGCCGTTCTTCACCGTGCAGTACGACACCCGGAACTGGTCCTACCGCGTCTTCGGCCACAACGACGCGGCCCGCTCGTTCCTGGACCAGTCCGGCTGGTCGAAGATGACAGAGCAGCAGTACGTGTGGAACCTGTACCGGCTGCGGGGCCGCCACGCGCCCGAGCTGGCACCGTACGGCGTGGACTTCAGCTCGAAGTCGTGGCTGGACGACGAGCCGGACCCGATGCTGCGGGCTGGCGAGGACTGGCCGCACCAACTGATGTCCGCGCGGCGCCGGAACTTCGAGCCGGTGGGGCAGACGCGGATGCGGTGGCGTAACCCGTGCCTGGATGTGGACCTAGCCGTAGTGGGCCGTGACGACCGTGTGGCCCTGCTGGTGGACTACAAGGGGCCGTCAGCACGGATTCACCTGTCGTCCACCAACCTGACGGCGTTGTCCGGGCTGCTGACCCGCCGTAGCGTGCGCGAGGACACGGCCGTCCCGGCGATGCTGGTCAGCTACGCCCCCATGTCGCCCGAGTGGGCCGTGAGGGTCCACTGCCTCAACTCGGCTGCCCGGATGCACCTGTCGTACGTCCTCGGCGGTGAAGGCACCCCCGAACAGCTGGCGGAAACGGTTGCGGGTGTCGAGTGGGTGGACCTGAGCGAGGGTCAGTGGCGGTCCGTCCTGGACGCGGCGCGGGACCTGTAGCGGGCCTACTGATAACCAGCTGTCAACAACGGCCGGCACTCTGACACCCCCTCTGGCCGGCCAAAATGCCCCCTGGAAGAAAGTTCCAGGGGGCTCTTGCGTTGGTCTGTCAGCAGGGTGCACACTGGATTCAGGAAGCAACCGCGAGGGGGAAACAGTGGGCAGCACCTGGACCATAGACAAGATCAAAGCACTGGCCGGACCGCCGATTCTGGTGGATCTGTACTGCCGTCAAGGTGGGGCGACGAAGGGGTTTCAGGACGCAGGGTTCTACGTGATCGGCGTGGACATCGAAGAGCAGCCGCGATACTGCGGCAACAGCTTCATTCAGGCGGACGCGGTCCAGTGGGTTCGCGACAACCACGAGTGGATCCGGGATAACGTGGCGTTGGTCGCCGGGTCCCCGCCGTGTCAGTTCTACTCGGCCACGCAGCGCATCATGCAGAACGAACACCCGGACCTGATCGGTCCGACGAGGAACGCGCTACTGGACATCGATGTTCCGTACGTGCTGGAAAACGTCGAAGACGCGGCGCCGCACATGCTGTCCCCGGTCCGGCTGTGCGGCGAGTCGTTCGGGATCCACACGTACCGGCACCGGATGTTCGAGCCGGGCGGCTGGTTCCTGCCCGAGCCTGGCCACAAGCCGCACACCGCGAAGACAGTGAAGATGGGCCGCCCGGTGACAGAAGGCGACTACTACCACGCAGTAGGTAACTTCGTCGGCGTGGACTACGTCCGCCGGGACATGAAGGTGGGATGGATGAACCGGGAAGGAATCCGAGAGTGCATCCCACCCGTGTACACGCAGTACATCGGCGAGTGCTTCCGGCAGGCATTCCAGCTCTGACCTGCGGCTGAAAGATTCTTCCGGCACGGGGTTGCGTGGCTAAGCAACCCCGTGCCATACTCAAGGCACACCGCGAGGAACACCGACGAAGGGACACACCATGAACGCCACCACCGAGACGAAGCTCGACCGAATCACCCGCGCGGCGAACGGTGGTGGGGTGCTGGCGAACCAGATCCTGGGTGCCATCTACGCGCTGCCCCACCTGGCCCGGAAGATCGAGATGATCGAGCGCCGTATCGAGCGCTCGGCGGCAGGCACCGCGATGGTCACCACGGACACCGAGTACGCCGACATCCTGATCGGGCAGCTGTCCGCGATCGTGGACACGATGCGCTACAACCACCCGGATGCCGCCCGTATCGCTCGTGAGTCCATGGGCCGTACGTACCGGTACGAAGGTCTGAAGGGTCTCGTCCGTGAGACCAGGGCCCTGATCGGGCAGGCCGAGGAAACGGCTGCACTGGCCCGCTGAACCACATGCGGCCCCCGCCAGCCCGGCGGGGGCCATTCCGCGACAACCGCGAAGGATGACTCAATGAGTTGGGTAACCGAGAACCGCCACCACCGCGACGAAGCCGACCCGTGCACGGCGCGCGACCGGGACGACATTCACTTGACCCTGAAGTGCGAGGACTGTGACGTGTTCCGCATGTCCCGTCTCACGATGGCCGACGCCGAAGCCCGGTATCACGTCGGCTGGATTACGCAGGAAGACTACGAAGCGTTCAGCTACGTGTTCACTCTGCGGTCCCCGTACCAGGGCGTCCCGGAAGCGCCCCACTGCCCGGACGTCCGCAGGATCGCACGGAAGCTGCTGCGTTCGCGTTCCTTCGAGGTTCCGGCGGATTTGGCCGGCTGACCCGCCGGACCAGCTACGGCCGAGGTCCGAAAGATTCTTCCCGCACGGGGTTGCGTAGCTAAGCAACCCCGTGCCATACTCAAGGCACACCGCGAGGAACACCGACGAAGGGACACACCATGAACGCCACCGCCCGCACCGCCCGCCGGATCGTCAAGGCCCGTCGCAACGAGGCCAAGGCGCATAAGCAGGGCCTGCACACGCTCACCAGCCACGCGATCCGAGCCGGGGTGCCCGAGACGGACGCTTCCGGTGTCGCGGGCGCCCTTCGCTCGAAGGGGAAGACGCTCGGTGTCTGCGGCCACACCGCGCTGATGGTCCGTAAGACCGACAAGGGTGTCCGTCCGGTCCGGGGCGCGAAGCGCTACACCAAGGCCGAGTTCCTGGCACTGGCCACCGCGTACAACCCGCGCGCCGCAAAGTACGTCGCGGCCAAGGCGCAGCTGCTCACCTACTGATCAACCACCGGGGGCGGGGTCGCAACCCCGCCCCCGGACAACCGCGAGAGGAACCACAACATGAGTGCGTTGATCGTCAACTTCCGCCCGAGCGAGGACGGCGAGTGGACCGCGTGGGCCGAGTGCGCGAAGCCGGGTGCCACCCCTATGTTCCCGTCCGACGCCGACACGGTGGCCATCGAAGCGGCAAAGGACAACTGCCGTGCGTGCCCTGTCCTTGTCGAGTGCCTGGAAGCCGCGTTGAAGCGCGGTGAGTCCTGGGGCATCTGGGGCGGGCTCACGCCGGACGAGCGCAACGCGATCCGCCGCAACGTGACGAGGCAGGCACGCCGCACCGGTGAGCCGCGCGCCACGGCGGCTGAGCTGGCGAACGAGGCCGCCCGGAAGTTCACGGCGAACCCCGTCGAGTCCGAGCAGACCGTGGACACCGAGGCCGGCCAGCTGGACGAGGCGGCCGGCCAGCTGGTCAGTGCGGGGGCCGTGGCATGACGCGCGAGCTGCCCGAGTACACGGGTGACCTGGCCTACTGCCAGCCCTGCGGCTGGTCCGACGCGTTCACCGAGTACGTCCCTGCTATCACAGGCATTGCCGCGTTGTCTCGCGTCATCAATCCGGCTGGTGGCAGCTGGCCAACCGTCGTCTTCCTGAAGCGCACCTGCGAGCGCTGCGGGTTCCAGTGGGCAGAAGCGCCGCTGCCGCCCCGCGAGGACGAGGACCGCAGGTGCGACGTGTACGCCATGTCCGGCGCCCGTTGTACCGAGCCGCCGGGGCACTTCTCGCGGGTCAGCCCGCACCGGTTTCCGGACCGGGGCTGACCGCCTGTCACACGCACAACCTTCGGGGGCCGTCTCGTTGACGGCCCCCGTTCCTGTCTCTAAGATTGGTCCATGGCAAAGGAACCGAGCAGTTACCGGCACCCGAAGCACGACGAGATAGCGGCACTGGTCCGCGACGGATGGAACGACCGGGCCGTGGCCCGGCAGTTGAACGTCCACAACCGCGCGGTCACCCGCGTCCGGGACATCGAAGGTGTGTCGCACCGGACCAACCGCACCAGCCGCGAAGACAAGCTGGCCCGCTTCAGCTCGGGGCCGGACAAGGAAGGCCACACCGGATGGACCGGTCGCAGGTCCCGTAGCAGCGGCGTGCCGGTGATCCGGCATCTGAAGGCCCAGCTGCCTGCCTCTCACGTGGCGTTCGAGCAGCGGACCGGCCGGCCCCCGGTCGGCATGGTGAAAGCCGAGTGCGGCCAGGACCACTGCCTGACACCCGCGCACGTGAGCGACGAGATCGAGCGGCGCAACGTACGCGGCCAGGAACGGGCACTGTACGGGCTGGACCCGGTGCCGTGGGCCACCTGCCCGAAGGGGCGCCACGCGTGGGACGATCACGGGCGCTTTCAGCCGGACCTGTCCCCGTACTGCAAGGGCTGCAACACCGAGACGGCCGCTCGCGTCCGGCTGGCCAGGAAGCAGGAAGCAGCGTCGGCATAGGGGTTGCAACGCATCCTCGGGTATGCCATTATAGAGACACACCAACAGAAAGGGGCCCGAGCCCATGCCGAACTGCACCCGTCCCCCGCACTTCCCGCCGCACTGCGGCTGCCCGGCCGGCTGACCTGCCCAACCCGAAGGGGCCCTGCCGCAACGAAACTGCGGCAGGGCCCCTCACCAGGAAGGAACCGTAGCATGGAACTTCAGTGCCCTTACTGCCCCGAAACACGCTCAGCACGTTCACGGCTTGTGACCCATGTGGACGTGGTACACAACAACGTTGCCGTCACGCGCCGCACGCTGGACCTGCGCAACCCGCGCACCGTGGAAGACGTCCCCGTGACCGGGCCCGAGCTGGCCGAGCCTGTGCCGGCCGAGGACGTCAAGGTGGTCCAGTGCGTGTGCGGCGCGCCGATCGAGCCACTGGACGGGGACACCGAGTACCCCGCGTGGACGCACGTCTTCCCCGCACAGGCCGCGCTTCGCGCCGGATCGAAGTGCACCGACGCCATTCCGGCCGCCGGTATGCCGACGAAGCAGGACCGCGCGAACCTGGACACGGCATTGGCCCGCACCGGTGCAGGACTGGCCGAGGCAGGCCGCGAGATGGCCGAACTGCGGGAAGCGCTGGACTCGGTGGACGAGCGGATGCGGAAGCTGGACGCGCAGTTGACGTCCCCCGCCACGGTGCGCCGCGCCACCCTGAACCAGGTGTGGGACCGGCTGTTGGACGCGGGTGACCTGACCGGTGCGGCCATCGTGATGAAGATGATCAATGCGGTGGTGGACGATCGGTGAGCGCGGCCAAGGACGACGAGCCGGCCTGCACCACGAAGTACGTGACTGGCACATTCACGGCGACGTTCTACGGCGACTACATCGACGCGGACGCCGTGTCCGGCTACCTACAAGGCTGGCTTGACTCGGGGCTGGACGACCGGGACGATCTGCGGTCCTGGACCTTCACCGTCCAGGACGTCCGGGAAGTCACCGGTGATCCGGAAGGGTACGACTCATGAAGCAGCGCACCGTGGACCGGGACCGGCCCGTCAACCTCGGGCTTCCGCCGCTGGTCATCGCAAAGCAGCGGTCCGAGTCGCTGCCGGACCCGATCGACCGGGCAAAATTCATGGACGCGTTCACCAAGGCGCGCGTGGCCGAGTCCCGTGGGGACGAGCGGCTTTACGGCTGGTACCGGGCCGCGCTGGAAGCGGACGACTCGGTAACGGTTTCGGGTTACATCGAAGGTGCGGCCAGCGTGCACGCACGAAAGGGTCTGGTTTTCTGATGCTGTACATGGGGTGGGAAGACAAGCCGATGCTGGACCACGTGAACGAAATCATCGGGGACCGGCTGTCCGGGGGCGACACGTACAACGCGGCCAGTGTCGCCACGGCGGACAAGCTGACCCGGCTCACCCCGCCGGCACTGCTGCTCACCGGGGACGAGATGACCGAGGCCGAGGCACACGCGCTGCTGCGCCGCGTCGTCAACGCAGAGCTGGACCAGTGGGTTCCGGGGGCCAGTCAGCGTCTGATCTACCGGGCCAGCCGAGCACTCGGCTTCTCGGCGGCCGAGCCGCGCCGCACCGACTGCGGTGACAAGGTGGCCAGCCACGCCACGGTCACGCAGTGGGTGGCCGGACTGTACCTGCGTCAGTGTGTGGGCTGCGCGCGGCTGTTCCGCGTCTGACCCTGTAAACGACAGAGACCCCGTGGCATCGCGCCACGGGGTCTCTGCGTGCCTGCCGGACTACTGGCCCACCAGGAACGCACCGGCGGCCACCACGGCGCTCACAACGCCACTGACGGCTGCAATGACACCGATCGGCCACCGCCGCGCTTCCAGCGAGGCAACGCGGACTTCCAGTTCGGCAACGTCCTTGGCGGTCGCTGTCTGCGCCTGAGCGATCATGTTCAGCTGTCCGTGGATACGCTCGAAGCCGGTGGTCATCTCACCCCGCAGCATCGCCAATTCAGCAGCAACGTTCACGTTGCCCGCGTCGGTCATTGACATGGTGGCCCCTCACGGTAAGTCATATCATGCGATCAGATTTTACGGAAAGTGATGTCCGCCTTAGTTCGAGCGGTCCCGAGTGTCCACCGCCAGCGCGCTGTTGAAGTTGCCGAGCAGCCGGGCCAGTGCGCCGTAGACCACCGCCAGTGCGGCCGGCAAAGACGCCGTGGCAGCGGCCTTCACCGCCCCGAGGTTCAGCAGGTCGAAACCGTCCGCAGTGATCAGGCCGAGGAACGTCACGGCGAAGGTGAGCAGTGCCAGTTCCAGCAGGGACTTCAGGTAGGTGGTGTTCATGATGTGCCTTCCTACTTCACAGTGAAGAGACCCGAGCGGCTGCCCAGGGTCCCGAGCGACTGACGGCCCGGGTCGCCGGTGGCGGCCGAGCCCTTCAGCCCGATGCTGCGACGGAACGCGTTGTACGCCGTGACCGTCGTAGTGCCGTATGCCCCGTCAGACGCGTACGACTTCGACAGGAAGCCCAGCTTGAGCAGCGCGGCTTCCACCGGCTTCACATCCTTGGGGTACGAGGCTGCGCCCTGCGGCGCGGACGGGTCCTTCCGGGACGCGGCGATGACGTTCGCCAGCGACACCACCGTCTTCTGTGCGGGGGCTGCCGCCGGAATGGACTTGCCCTGTCCCTTCACCAGCAGCTGCCAGGTGCTCGAACCGGGGATGCCGTCCGCGTCGCTGCCGGTCCACCCCTGCGCCCGCTGGAACGCCTTGGTTGCGTCGCGGTCCGCATCGCCCCACCGGGGGCCGGGGCCGACACTGTAGAAGCGGGCACCGCCGCGCTTCACCAGCATCTGCCCGAGCCGCGTCACGTAGCTGTTGTCCGCGCCCGGACCGAACTTGGACGCACCGGGGAACGCGTCGGGGTTGCTCGGCTGCTCGGGCTGAGGCTGCCCAGACTGCTCAGCCTCGTCCCCGTCGCCGTCCACCCACGCGGACAGCGGGGTGGCGTTGGGCTTGCCGGACAGGATCGCCGAGATGCGGGCACGCATCTTCGTCCAGTCCACGCCGCGCGGATCCGACTTCCAGTCGGACCAGTCCAGATGGCGGATGATGCTGTTGACCGTCCAGCCGTAGTAGCGGGCCACGGCCGCGCACGCGCGGGCCATCGCTTCCAGCTGGATGGCCGGCCACGGGTCCTTGCCGTCGCCCTTGTTGACGCACTCGTATCCGATGAAGTGCCGGTTGCCGTCCACCGAGCCCGAGGACCCGTCATGTTCGTGCGTCTTCGGCAGGGGGAACTTCTCAGCGATCACCGCCTTTAGAACGTCCTCGTCACCGCCGCCCGCGTGGTTCGCGCGACCCCACCCGATCAGGACCACGGTGCCTGTCTTCTCAATCAGGCCCTGACAGAGCGGTCCCGGCAGGGCGCTGGTGCCCTTCGACACGTACTCTTCGATCCCGTCCGTGCCCGAGGCTGTGTGATGCAGCATGGCGCCGTGGATCGGACCCCACGGTCCCTTGTGGTTCCGGTTGTGCGTGCGCGCGCCCTTACGTTCGCGGACCGTCAGCCCCTCGGCTTTCAGCGCTGCAACGAACTTCGCGGCGGACATCGGTGCGGCCATCGTTGGTCCCTTCGGTGGTAGTTGGTGCCCGGCCAGTTTATGCCCGCGCACATCTAGACTGTGACCAGCAGACAGGCTACGAAGGGACAGTGTCATGGGCCGTTGTGGCTGCGGAAGCGATCAGCAGTGTCTTTCGACCAACCCAGGCAACCTGGCGTCCTACGACGAGACAGGCTGCCTGTACGTCGCCGAGTTCACGCCGCTGTTCGACGCGGCGAACCTTCCGGCCGCCGTAGACCTGGTGCCGCTGGTGGACAGCGTCTGGACGGACACCGGACTGTCCGTGACCGTTCCGGCGGCCGGCACGTTCGAGCTGACTGCGGACGCCTTCGCGCTGTTGCACGTGAACGTGTCTGCGGACGGGGGCACCGGCTCGGTGCAGTTGCTGTTCCGGCTATGGAACGAGACGGCCTCGGCCGTGGTCCCCAACACCACCGTGACCATGATGTCTGTAGGCAGCAATAAGCTCGGGCGGTACCAGGGCGCTGGCGGGTCCACCGTTCACGCGAACCTGGTGACCACTGGGCCCACCACGGTGAAGATGCAGGTCCAGAGGGTCAACACGACGTCAAGCGGTGCGGCAGGTACGCCCGTCAACACGTCCGTCCTTCAGGCCGAGGGTACGTCGCTGCGGTACAACCGGCTGGCCTGAACGGCAGTGGCCCCGGACGCCGAAGCATCCGGGGCCACGAGGGGCGAGAGTCAGCGGAACATCTCGATCACGACAGCGCCCGCGCCACCAGCACCGCCAGCGGTCGCAGCCGCGCTGACCGAGAGAGCACCGCCACCGCCACCGCCTGGACTGGACCCGCCCTGTGCACCGACACCAGGCATACCGCCGCGTCCGCCTGTGCCGAATCCCGCGCCACCGACACCGCCGTTCCCGCCGACACCGACCGTGGCGGACCACCACATGCCGCGTTCACCCCGGTTGCCCAGCGAGTAGAACTGCGCCGTGCCGAGGCCACCGGACGCACCCGCTTCGCTCGCCCCCGACGTTCCTGACGTGGCGGTGTTCGGCGCGCCCGTCCCGCCGGTGGCCACCAGGACGGCGCCGAAGGACGAGTTGCCGCCGTTCCCGCCGGCCCCGTTCGCGGCCACGCCTGCGGTCCCGCCTGTGCCCACCGTGACGGCCGTAGACGCGGCCAGGGTAGACACGTCGATCCAGCCTTCCGAGTAGCTGCCGCCACCGCCGCCACCTCGTGCGATGACCTGTGACGCGGCGGACGTGGCACCCGCGCCACCGCCACCCGCGCCGATCACACGGACCCGCAGCCATTTCGCGTCGGGGTACGTCGCCTTGTCCCACGTCGTTGCCCCTGCGGTGTTGCTGACCACCATGCCGAGGAACTGCGAGAGCGCGGCGGGGGGTGTAGGCGGCGTCGGAACGTACAGGCCGCCGTCACCGCCGACCACCAGGACGTTGCCCGCGTCCGTGGACAGGTCCACGCTGATCGCGTTCGCCACGATGTCAATGGCCGTGCCCTCGGTGTACGGGGGCGCCAAGACGCTGTTGACGATCCAAGGGTCCAGTGCCTGCCCGGTGCCGGTCACCGTGGTGTTGTCCCCGGCCACCAGGGCGCACATGCAGCCTTCGACGCCGAGGCCGGCACAGTTACAGCGAGCCATGTTCCTGCCCCTTAGTTGTAGATCGAGATGCGGACAGCGCCGTCACCGCCGGAACCGCCGGTCCATCCACCGTTGAAAGCTGCCGCGCCACCGCCACCGCCACCGGCGAAGGTCTGCCCGGATTCCCCGGCCTCGTTGTTGGTGCCGCCGCGTCCACCCGCGCCCGGCCAGCCCGAGGCGCCACCGTGGCCGCCGATCTTGTGGAAGGCACCGACCATCACCGCGTGTCCGCCAGGCTGTCCGATGCGGCGAATCTGTCCGGTCCCTGCACCGGGGGACGCGGCGCCCTTGCCGATGCCGGTTGTGGTGCTGGCGAGCATGACGACCGTGGCCCCGAGACCACCGGGCGCCACCACCAACGTGCCGAAGCTGGACTGACCGCCGTTGCCACCGGCCGCGTTGAAGACGCCGCCGGACCCGCCGTTGCCACCGGCAACCGGGACGATCGGCGGAAGGCTGGACGCCAGCAGCCACGAGGCGCAGTACGTGCCGCCGGACCCACCACCCTGTGCGATGCCGGTGGACGCGGTGAGATCCTGCGCGCCCGCACCGCCGCCGCCTGCACCGATGCACTCGACGAAAACCCACGCCGCACCGGGGTAGTCCGCGATCTGGAAGTTCAGCGGGACCAGGTCACCGTTCACGGTCACCGTGGTCTGGTAACCGATCGAACCGGGCTTGATCGTCAGCTGCCCGCTGTCGTCCACGTTGAAGTAGGTGCTGTCCACACAGACGCGCGCCATGTTGAGGTCCTTCCCCTCGGGTTGCTGGTCTCGATCCTACGGCCAGAACACATGGACACCGACCGGCACGTTCACCGCTGGCAGCAGGTCAGGAAGCGTCCAGGCGTAAACCGTTGCGGCGCTCTCGCCCCACGGGATGACCGTTGCGACGGCGGGACGGTCACCGATCACCGTTGCGGTAATTACGGGGGTACTGCCACGGTCCTCGTATTCGAGCGTTGCGCGTCCGTTCTCGTCCGTCCGCAGCAGTGTTGCGGTGCCCGGCTGCGGTGCGTCCGCCGTTGCGACGAGCGTTGCAGCCGAGGTCACGGGCTCGTCCGCCGTTGCGGACAGCGTGGCGGCCATCGCGGGCGCGGCCAGCGCCGCAACTTCCGACGCGGCTGCCGCAGCCTCGGCGGACACAGCCGTTGCGGCCCGGTTGGTCACCGTCGCAACGTCCGCGCGGCGCCTGTTGCTGTACCTGGCCTGGTACGCCATGTTCCGAAGGACACCCACCAGCGGCTCACCGGGGAACCGCCGGGAAGGACTGTTGCGTTGCGCCATCACGTCACCACCAGGTCTTCGCCGAGTGCGGCCACTTGCAGAACGACCCGTTCCGAGTCGCCGTTTTCGGTCACGGCCAGGCCGGTGACCTTCATGCGCTGCGTAATCTCGCGGCACGTCTGGCCCGAGGTGATGTCCAAGCACCAGCCGGGCACCAGCTGCTCGATGATCACGGGCGCAGTGGGGGACAGCGTGACGTCCTGTGTGTCGATGAACACCGGGACGCTGAGCGAGCCGGCCAGCTTCGCTGCTGCCGCCTGATCAGCGTCAGCCAGCGTCTTCAGCGTGTTCTGTTCGGTGTAGATCTCAAGCAGGCCGTAGTAGTCATTGACCCCGCCGGCCACCCCGACGAAGCCTGTGTCCTCGTCCGCCGCCACGACCTGCCGCGTTGCCAGTGAGGCGCCGTCCTCGGTCACCTTCAACCCGTCCGGCAGGTCGTCATCGGACAGCCGCCCGATGGTCTCGCCGAAGTCGTCCGGCAGCAGCAGGATATTTTGCCCGATGGCGGTGAAGTCAAGGCCCGTTTCCGCTAGGTCCCGCAGGTGGTCCGCCGTCTGCCCGATCCACGCTTGATAGGTCCGGCCGCCGGTCGTGGTGGTCGGGGCCACCACGGTGACCGTGTGGCCCGGATCGTCCGGCCGCAACCCGTCCTCGATCAGGACGGACGCAATGGTGGCCACGGGTGCCCGCGCGAAGGTGATCTGACGGTGGACAACCCGCCGGTCCAGCAGGCCAATCAGGTCCGTCGCGTTGACCACGACGTCCGAGCCGGACCAGCTGACAGTGACGATCGGACCCGACCAGACGAAAACGCCGTTGCGGAAGATGTTCAACCAGTGCCGCCACGACCTGATGTTGCCCAGTTCGGTACAGCAGTCCAGCCCTTCCACGGCGATTGTCACCGAGGCGTCCGACGAGTCGTTCAGCAACCGGTTGTACTGGACGCGGGTGAGGCGGCCCGAGGCCGCCACCTGCCCGCCCGAGCGGTCAGTGATGGTGTACCCGTGGGTAGCACAGCCGAGCGCCATCAGTACCCCTTTCCGAGCACGCTGATCCGGACCACGGCGTCCGCCGCCGGGGGCGAGTCGCTGTCCGTCTCGATGCACACGCAGTACGT